AACACTGGTTGGTACTTCACGACAGGCGCAGAGGTTGTCGGGGTGTATGCTGTGGCGGAACTGCGTTGTTCTAGCTGTGCGCCCCAAATAAAAATGGCAGAGCCGTTAGCAACGTTTGTTGAAGGGGCTGCTTGACCGCTGCTGTCTGTAAACTGAAAATCAATATATATCATTTCTGCATTGCTTGCAGATGTGCCAGAGACAGTTATCCGATACCACCCGTTGCCGACATCAGTGGTAGTGCAAGTGCCAGTGTCGCTACCAACTGTTGCGCCGTTTGATAGGTTTATTGTTCTTTGTCCAAAAGAGTTTATGTAACCGCTGCTACTGGTCCTAGATTGCAAATTAATGCTAATGTAATCGTAGTTTGATTTCTTTAAGTAAACACTCAGCGTATACGCCGTGGACGGTAATCCTGTCGGACGTTGGCTGACATTGCGGTAATTACCCTCAGTGCTAATTGCTAACTTTTCAGCCGTGGTCGTTCCATCGGGTGCTGTTGTGTCATTTGCTGTTATTGTTGTTCCTGATGGAATCCACGCTGCATTATCAAGCTCCTGACTATACTTCAGCAAATTCTCCTCTGCCTTCGCCGTGGTCTTACCATCGTAATAAGTCGCAGTGCTGCCTCGCGTAAACGTAATCCGTGGGTCTAGCGTTTTGCTGTTGGCAAAGTCTAGCAGCAAGCTGGGGCGAATGTCTGGCAGTGCCTCGTCGTTGTTAAACTGGTCTGCTTGGACTGTGCCTGTTACGTTAAGCGTTGTGGTGCCTGTCGGAATGTTAAACACCGCAGCATCCGCGTCATTCTTAAACGTAATGTCTGAAGTAGAACCCTGCCCTGTAAGGATCAAGCCTTCCGCTGCAGTGTAACCAATAGCAGCATTATCACCAGCCGCCGTATCACCAGCAGGTTCTACTGTGCCTGATGCAACTACATCACCTGTAATTGCCACCCCAGTGTTAGTGGTGGCGAGTTTTGAATTACCGTTGAAATGCAAACTTACGTCACCATCATCAGCAATGATAATCCCGTTTTCACCAGCCTTTGCTTCAAGGACAATATTACCGCCATCATCATCATCTACGTTTGAGCGTATGTAAATATTGCCTGTATTATTATCTATGTAGCTGTGAGTTGCGTTATGATAAATCTGCAAATCAGACCCAGCACCAAACATTGCTTTAGCATTGTTAGGAAACAGAATATCATCTGTACCTGTCGGTACAGTAAACACTACAGCATCTGCATCGTTTTTAAATGTAATATCTGAGACATTACCCTGACCTGTAAGAATAAGACCCTCTGCCGCCGTGTAACCCATAGCGGCATTGTCACCCGCAGCCGTGTCACTGGTTGCCTCTACCGTGCCACCCGTAATAACGCCTGTCGTAGTTAAAGAAGTAGCCCCATCATTAACAAATATGTCCGCTGCAGACGCAGTGATAAACACCTCTGCAGAACCCCCTAGAGTAATGGCGTTACCACTATTGCTGCTTTCTGAAGGATTTCTGGAAAGAGTTGTACCCGACGAAGTGTATGTACCAGAACCAATTTCAAAGTTGGTTCCTTCTTCTATCACATAACGCACCGTGTCCCCGTTGGAGACCCCAGCATTTGCGAAGCTTTGAAATCCCGCTAGAGCAGAACCCAAACTGATGGTCCCCGTTCCCGTAGTGGACGTAGACATCTTTGCTCTGTTTACAAGAACCACCATATTTTATGCTCCGAAAGTAACCCGTTTAAGCAATCCTAATAATCGCGTTGCTGGCGTCAGGCGTAGGGAAAACAATCGTAAAGTCACCAGAACTAGCCGATTTATCGCTGCCAAAATCCAAAACACAAACAGCAGCATCCGCAGGGTTAGTCTGCGCTTCATTATAAATTAACGCACCCCTTACACCAGATATTGTCACGTTAAGAAACACCTCGTCCTGAAAGTCTGTTATAGCTGTAGTACCTGACGGTATGCTTGGCGTTACACTAGTTAAAAACTGACCTTTAGCCGTGTAGTTAGTGCCACTAATTTCGTTATTAGAGGCATACGCTGTAACACTTCCATTCATAGTGCTACCAGAGCCGCCCATGTCTGAAGGAACCGCGCTGTTTGTGTATAGCGCAATTTTGAAAACATCACTCGCAGTCGTAAAGTTGTGCTTTGCCTCCATAAGTTCTTTTTTGAACGAAGTGCAAAGAGCGTTTCCAGAAAAAGCCATATTAAAGTTTCCTTATGTGTTCAGCTAGTTCAGGATAACCAGCCTGTTTGATTGCATTATATACAGTAGTTCTATCGCTTTGAATAGCCTGTTTCATATAGGCTGTGATTACCTGTCTCATGCGATTTTTATGATCTATAGCCTGATCTCTTATTGCTGGTGGAGCGTCACTTGATATAATCATCAACTTATTAACGCATAATTCAGAAACTTCATCAGGCGTGAATCCACGGTTATTTGTTGTTTTAACCTCAACACTTCCCATTGATATATCAAAAGGCAAATAACTCATCTAGGTTCTCCATCCCTGTAACTGTCTCTCTTACTAAATGCGTCTATTAGAGATAACTGCTTTAATGCAGATTCATATCGTTCTTTATAGTCATTCATTATGTCAGCCTCACCCTTCATAAACGTGTAAGCCTCAACCAACGATCCATATAAAAGAACTGTGTCAGCATTATTACCCAACCAAGATGTTTGTGATGTNACTATGGACGGCGGCTCAAAGTAATAATGAAGCTCAACAGTGTAATTTGCATTTGGTGTAGGTCCTAAAATNAAGTGGCCTTCAGTGGATGTTGCTATGTTATCACCATCAAATTGAGCGTAATAAAGAGGCTTTCCTTGAGTTGCTGATACAGGGAAGCCTTCTCTTATAAAATTCACATCCTTGTCTAAAAGGTAGCTATACTCNGCTGTAGNNGGATCAATTATAGCCATAGANGCTACNGCTAAAAAATCNGAAGGNCGCTGTAANTATTGATTTCCTTGAGTTGNGCTTCCAGTACTATTAGCCCTAACCTCAGGTATAGTTACAGTCCTGAATATGCGTTGTTCAGCTTGTTGAATGAACGTAGGAATTAAAGAAACAAATGTCGCTTCTTCATTCTCTGTGTAATTCTTTATCGCTGCTGTAAGCTCTGTATAGTTCATCACTCAGCCTCATTGTATAAGTTGTCGAATATCTGTGTGACATCTAATGTGTAATCTAAATCAGATTTAGAATAATGTATATGCTGTGAAGGCTTAAAGTCTGGTGCGCCTTCCCCTGTTTCAAACCAAGCTGGATGAGTAACCCTTACCCTATTGTTTGGTAGGGCAATNACATTACCNGTCCAAGGNCCAGCATCTAGNAGTTGCAGTACATGAGCCTGTTTGTGCTGCGCTGGGTCATCAGCAACATCAGTGCCTGTGTAGTCTACGGTAAACATATACTTTGCGGGNAAGAAGTCACCAGNAACCTTAGCCATCCAAGGACAAGGCATAGCCCTATCTANGGTNTATACGGAGTGCGTGTGAGANGGACAGTCCCAAGGCTGGGCGTCATGTACNGGCATACACTCAGGCCACTCAGAGAGCGGCTCATCGGCTACTAGGGCCGTTATAGGCATTCTAGCCCACATAGCCCCGCCGTGTACGTTCTCATCGTCTGTATCGTCTGTCTCACTGCCTGTGAAGATTACCTGAAAGCTAAGGCACCTATTAGGCATTGTCGTGACAGCTATAGCCATAGCGTGAAGGAATTCGCCGTGGTAACGCTCATGATTGACCGTATACTCACGACGAATCCAACATTTAAAGTGTGGTATGTTTCCTTGCAAGAAAGCCATTTTGGTTCAATTGAACCTTTCTACCCGTTGCGTGTAAACTTTTGAGGACGAGCTGCACCGCTACCTCTAGCGACACCACCTCTAGACATGGCCTTTACCTTGCCGCCCTTGGCGTAGCCCTTCTTCATCATCTTGCCGCCGCCCATCTTTTTAGTGACAGCACCACCAGACTTCTTCTTGGCTACTTTGCCTCCGGCTTTAAGCTTCATTCCAAACATTTTGCTCATGCGTTCTTTGGCGGCTTTATTTTTTTCAGATGGGGTTGACCCCGCCTTTCCTTCTCTAGCTTCAACCATAGAGTTTTGACGAGCTATAAGTTGTTTCTTACGCCTTGCGGCCTGTTGAGCCTTCGTAAGCGTCCCACCTTCTTTTTTCTTAGTGACAGTGCCACCCTTTGAATAACCTTTTTTCTTCATAGCCATGTCCAAGTCTCCTATGGTGTGTTAGCCGTACCGCCCATTCCACTGTGGTTTACGCAGTAATAATACAAAGTTGGTGCGCTGTTAGCTACAGTTATCTGGACATATGCACCAGCTTGCCCAGCCGTTCCTGACGTAGTTACGCCTGTAGTGTATTCAGAGCCACCACCATGTGTGCCGTTGGCAGTAGTGCTAAACCTTAATGGGTGGCTACTATTACTAGAGGCAGATTGATCAAACTTGTAAATATTTCCCTCAGACAAGCTTAATGTTGGGCTTACGCTTCCATCT